TAAATTGCCGTAACTGGTAACTAACTGCCCTCTTCGGATCGTTCTACCCATCCATTCAGAATCTTTGAAACTGGCTGTCAAAAGCAAATGCAGAAACAGATCTTTTACTACATAATCTTGATACCAACCCCATTGCACCAGTTTTCTATGTACTTTAATAAACCCGTTCAAAGTCTGCATTTGCTATCACCACCTCTTTATTTCTCATAATCCCTATACATCCGAATCCAGTCAGGAAGCGGCATAGTAACCAGCCATTCATGATTATTCTTTCTATGGAACACCGCCGGCAGTTCCCCTTCTCTTGCATCCCGCTTCGCCTGGGCTACAGCATCCTCGATTTTAAGCCGTTCCACTCTTTTACATTCGATGTGGATGTCCTCCAAGCCGACCACATCAGCGTCTCCGTTGGCTCCGCTGTACTGCTGGCCGCGGCGGCAGTCATATCCATATTCCCGGAGTTTCCGGGCAAGTTCACGCTCGCCCTTCGCTCCTTTTGCTCTGCTGTTTGTCAAAGGACCTCCTCCTTTCATGCCATTCTGTTTTCGGTGACTCAGGCACAGGCATCCAGTAAGGAAATATTTCCGGATGGCGAGCAACATCACTCCAGTTCCAGCAGTTCGCATAATCTGCAATA